GCCCTTGAAAATGGACTTAAGTCTGATATCATGGAATCCTTTATTACTGGTATGAAAGGTCTTTTTGAAGAACATTATATTGATGTTCCTGAAGAAAAGTACGACGTTATCGGTGAAATGGAAACTAAGATTGATGTACTAGAGTCTAAGTTAAACGAACAAGTTGAAAGAAATATTGATTTGAAAAAATCACTTTCTGAATCAACTCGTAAAGAAATCGTAAATATGGTTAGCGAAGGTTTGACTGATACAGAAACTGAAAAATTTGTAGCATTAGTAGAAGAATTATCTTATGATGCTGAAGATACATTTAAAGTAAAAGTACAAACAATTCGTGAAAACTATTTCACAGGCAAACAAAGCGCTTTGGTAGAATCTTTTGTTACTGATTCTCCAGTAGAAGAAATCAAAGAAAACAAATATGTAAACGTTGATCCTACTGTTGCTGCGTATGCTAAAGCATTACAACAATATAACCAATAATTTTAATAAAAATAAGGAAACTTAAGATGGAATTAAATCGTTCTGCCCTTTTAGAAAAATGGGCTCCTGTAATTGACGCTGATGGCGCTCCTGCTATTAAAGACTTTACTCGTCGTGGTGACTTAGCTGTTATCCTAGAAAACCAACAACGTGAAATGAATGCTGCTAGCCAAGCTAACGGTATGCTTTTCGAAGCTGGTACAGGCGGTGTTTCTACTAACATTGGTGGTGGTGGCAACAATGGTATCAATACTACTGGTACTGGTACATACAATGCTGGCGCTGCTGGTACTGGTGGTGTAGCTGGTTTTGATCCTGTGTTGATTAACTTAGTACGTCGTGCTATGCCTCAGTTGATTGCATATGATGTTGCTGGTGTTCAACCAATGACTCAACCAACTGGTTTGATTTTTGCAATGAAATCTCGTTACACTAGTCCAAGTGGAACAGAAGCATTGTTTAACGAAGCAAACACTAGCTTTACTGGTACTTCAGGCGCTACTGGTACTGATCCTACCGGCGCTACTGGTTTATCAACTGGTTCATACCAAACTGGTTTAGGTTTGTCTACTGCTAATGCTGAAATTTTAGGTTCTACTTCAGGTGAAGCATTTCCTGAAATGGCATTCTCAATTGAAAAAACTTCAGTTGTTGCTAAAACTCGTGCATTGAAAGCTGAATACTCTATCGAATTAGCACAAGACTTGAAATCAGTTCATGGTCTTGACGCTGAAGGCGAATTAAGCAAAATTCTTTCTACTGAAATTCTTGCTGAAATTAACCGTGAAGTTATTCGTACTATCTACACTGTTGCTAAACAAGGTGCTGCTGTTGGTACTGCTACTGCTGGTATTTTTGATCTTGACGTTGACTCTAATGGTCGTTGGTCAGTTGAAAAATTCAAAGGTTTGTTGTTCCAAATCGAAAGAGAAGCTAACGCTATCGCTCAACAAACACGTCGTGGACGTGGTAACTTCATCATCTGTTCTTCAGATGTTGCTTCTGCTTTAGCAATGGCTGGTGTATTAGATTATGCTCCTGCTCTTTCTACTGGTTTGAATGTTGATGAAGCATCTACTACTTTTGCTGGTATCTTAAACGGCAAATATAAAGTTTATGTTGATCCTTACACTGGTGGTAACAACCCATCTGCTGCTGGTCTACAATTCTTTACTGTAGGTTATAAAGGTACTTCTGCGTTTGACGCTGGTTTGTTCTATTGCCCATATGTTCCATTGCAAATGGTTCGTGCGGTTGATCCACAAACTTTCCAACCTAAAATTGGCTTCAAAACTCGTTACGGTATGGTTGCTAACCCAATGGTTGATATTGATGACGCTTCAATGTCTGCTACTTCAAATGCTGACAACTCAATGACAGCTCGTAAAAATTATTATTATCGGATCGTGAAAGTTACAAATTTAATGTAATAAAATCAATTACTTAGGTAATTTTAAAATTAGAAGGGTCTTTTGACCCTTCTTTTTTATTTTGATAGATTAATGGCTTTAATAAATCATTAATAAATAAGTTGTAGATCACGGATCCCTCAATCCTATCTACTCTAAACATTCTAACAACTATTAAGGAACAGTTATGTCCAGCACAAATATATATTCAATATATCTTATAACAAATTTAATCAATAATAAGAAATATATTGGTTATACATCAAATAAATTAGGTCATAGATTTAATGACCATTGTAAAACTACCAAACCAAAATATCAAGAAAGATCTCCTTTATCTTTTGCTATTGAAAAATATGGCAAACACAATTTTTCTTATAATGTTATTTTGCAATCTAATGATTATGAATATTGCAGATTAATAGAAACTGATTTTATTATTCAATATAATTCATTGACTTCTACTCAAGGAGGTCATGGTTATAATATAGATAAAGGCGGAAGGGGTCATAAAAGATCACCTGAAACTATTGAAAAACATAGACAAAAAATAAAAGGTAGACCTCAATCAGAAGAACATAAACTAAAAAAAGGGTTTAAATCGGGTAATCAAAGTGGTAAAAAAAATAAAGGTAAGACTCGTACAGAAGAGCAAAGAAAAACATATAGTGAAATGATGAAAAATAATATATCATCTGGAAAAAGATTAGCTTGTGGGGTTGACAGAGATTGGAAAAATGACTATCCAGAATCATTAAAAAAGATGAAACAAACAAAATATAATAATAGAATAATAAACAATAAATTTAAAAATGTAGTAATTAAAAATATAATAACACAAGAATTACATCAACTAAACCATAATTATCAAGATTTCTTTAAAGAACATAACTTAAATAATTTTATGGCTAAATGTATAAAAAATAATGCATGTAATATAAAAGGTTTTATGTTAGTTTCTTATGAATTAAATGGATAATTAGTGGGGCCGAAAGGCCCCTTTTTTATGTCAGAAATATATAATAAATAGTAAAACACTATCAGGTACTATAATGGCAATAACAACTACATGTCCGTTTCCAACAAATATAAATCCACTATCAAGTAATGGGTTTAATTTTTCTATTTCAAAATTACCGGAAGTATCATTCTTTTGTCAAGAAATTACTCTTCCAGGTATGTCTTTACCTACATTTGAAGTGAACACTCCTTTATCGGCTTTGCCATTTAGTGGGGAAATACTTTCATTTGAAGATCTAAATATACAGTTTATTATAGATCAAAATATGAGTAATTATATTGCTGTATATGATTGGATGATAGGACTTGGTTTTCCAGAGGATAATAATCAATTTACTGATTTTATTAATTTACAAGATACAGGGTATAGTAGAACAAGTAAAGAATATTCTGATGCTACTTTGCAAATATTAGGAAGTAATAATCTACCGGTAAAAACTGTAAAGTTTATAGATATTCTACCATTGAATTTAAGTTCAATGAATTTTCTATCTACAAATACAGATGTATCATATTTAGTTGGGAATGTAACATTTAAAATAAGTAGATACGAATTTATATAATTTTTGAGGATATTATGGCTACAATTGATGAACTTTTATCAGAATGGGATGACGATTCTGTAATGGACGACAATCATATCTCGAATGAATCCATTCGAGTTCCAAAGTTGCATGCTAAGTATATAAGATATTTAATGCAGGCAAAACTTAAAGTTACAAAATATAATAATGATTATAATGTTCTAAAAAAGACTAAGTTTAGATACTATAGAGGCGAACTTTCAAGAGAAGAATTGTCTACCTTGCAATGGGAACAATGGTTAGGTGTCAAACCTATGAAGAATGAGATGGATCAATTTCTTGATGGTGACACTGATCTTAACAATATGAAAGTTAAAATAGAATATTTACAAACTATGAGTTACCTACTTGAATCTATCCTAGGTCAAATAAAAGCTAGAGATTGGCAATTAAAAACAGTTCTAGAACATAAAAAGTTTTTAGCTGGAAATTAAAAATATATAAATAAGTATAGGTCACGGAACTGCAATTCCTACCTATTCTAAACATTCTAACAACTATTACAAGGAACAGTTATGTCCAGCGAAACTATATATCAAGAAATAATTCCAACATATCTCTATATAAAACAACATTCAATTACTGGTCTAAAATACTTTGGTAAAACAACCAATGATCCTTATACCTATAATGGATCTGGAGTTTATTGGAATGATCATATTAAAAAGCATGGTAAAGAACATATAGTTACATTATGGGTGTCTAATCTATTTCATGATAAATCTATTGTTGATTATGCTTTACATTTCTCAGAAGAGAACAATATTGTAGAATCCAAAGAATGGGCAAACCAAAAACCAGAAAATGGTTTAGAAGGCGGGGCAACTACTAATGGAAAAATATGGATTAATAATGGTGTAACTAATTTGTATATACATAAATATGATCTTATACCACTAGGTTATAAAAAAGGAAGATTGTGCAAATTTAATGACCCTAATTTTCAAAGGGAAATGTCTTCTAAGGTAGATAGGATTAAACAATCAAATGCTATGAAACAAAAATGGAATGAAGGAACGTTTATTAGAGATCATTCTAAATGTGGTAAAAAAGGTGCAGATAATGTCTCAAAAAGACCTGAAGTTAGAAATAAACTGTCTATAGTCGCTAAAAATAGACCCCTGATAACGTGCCCGCATTGTACTAAAATAGGAATAACCTCTCCTGGAATGTTTAAACACCATTTTGATAATTGTAAAAATAAATGATTAAAGTTGAAAAATTTAATGAATCTTATATTAGAATATTTTCTGATAAATCCATTGAACAAGAACTATCTGATTTCTTTAAATTTAGAGTTAAAGGATATCAATATATGCCAGCATATAAAGCTGGCATGTTTGACGGGTTTGTTAGACTGTATAACCTGCAAACTAAAACTCTTTATGCTGGTTTATTACAGTATGTTAAAGAATTTGCAAATAGAAATGATTATGAATTAACTATTGGCAAAGGTATAGAGAATTCAAATACATATTCTGAAAAAGATATTCAATTATTTGCAGATAGTCTTAATTTATCTGCTAGAGGTCAACCTATATCACTTAGAGATTATCAAGTAGATGCTCTTCTAAAAGCCCTTAATAGAAATAGAGTAACTCTTTTAAGTCCTACTGCTTCAGGTAAATCCGGTATTTTGTATGCTATAATGAGATGGCATCTAAATGCAAATAGAAAATTACTTCTGATAGTACCTAATACCATGCTTGTTGAACAAATGTATTCAGATTTTGCCGATTATTCAAGCGCAAATGGATTTGATGTTGAACATAATGTACAAAAACTATATTCAGGATTTACAAAGGATTTTACTAAAAATGTTCTTATCTCTACATGGCAATCATTAATTACTATAAAACAAAAATCCTTTTATCAGCAATTTGATGTGGCTATGGTTGATGAATGTCATCTTGCTAAAGCTGCTTCTATATCTGGTATTATGGAAAAATGTGTTAATACCAAATACAGGATTGGGGCTACAGGTACTATTGACGAAAGTTCTAAAACTAATAAACTAACACTTGAAGGATTATTTGGTCCGGTTTATCAAGTAACGACAACTAAAAAATTAATGGATGAAGGTTCAGTAGTTAATCTAAAAATCAAGCAATTAATTCTTAAATATGATGAAGAAACATGTAAGATGTTTAAAGGTACTGAGTATATTAAAGAACTTGATTGGTTAGTTACAAATCCTGTCAGAAATAAATTTATACGGAATTTAGCAATATCTACTACAGGCAATACTCTAGTACTTTTCAACTATGTACAAAAACATGGCAAAGTAATATATGAAGATATAAAAAATAAAGTACATCAAGATAGACCTGTATTTTATATTCATGGAGGAGTTGATACAAAAGATCGTGAAGAAATTAGAAATGTATGTAGTAAATATAATAATGCAATAATAGTAGCCTCGTACGCGACTATGAGTACAGGTACTAATATGCCTTCAATAGAAAATATTATATTTGCTCATCCTTCAAAATCTAAAATAAGAAATCTTCAATCTATTGGTAGAGGTCTACGTTTAAATGATGGTAAAAATGAATGCCGGCTTTTTGATTTAGTTGATGATCTACATTGGAAGTCTTGGAAGAATACCACGTTAACCCATGGCATAGAGAGATATAAGATATATATTACGGAGCAGTTTTTAGTTAACATAGTTGAAGTGGAGTTGAAATGAAATGATTGAGCATGAATATATTACCTTAAAGTTAGTTAATGGAGATAACGTCATATGTGTAAAAATAGGTGAGGATGATCATAAATTTATAATTATGTACCCTATCCAAATGAAAACCGTCAACTTTGA